CAGGCGGATGCGTGGCCCTTCGGCGCACCAGATCGGCCCATCGCCGTCCCAGACCCGGGTCGGCGTGCAGGTGAAAGTCTCGCCCGAGGGCGCAGCAGCGGCGGCAGCAGCAAAGAGCAAAATTCCAAAAATCGTCGTGGCCCTTGGTGTCGGAGGTGGGAGCGAACTGATCACGACGCATAGTTGAAGGACATGCGCCATGAAACCCGGCACCAAGCCGAAACCGACCCATCTCAAGCTGATCGAGGGCAATCGCGGCAAGCGACCGCTCAATCGGAAAGAGGCAAAGACCATCCCGGCGCTGCCGGCACCGCCGCCCCACCTGACCGCTGACGCGCTCGAGGAGTGGAACCGCGTGGCGCATTGGCTCCACAGGATCGGCCTCCTGTCCGAGGTCGATCGCGCCGCGCTCGCTGCCTACGCCCAGGCCTACGGCCGCTGGGTCCAGGCAGAGCGGGCGATCGCGAAGATGGCCGAGAAGGACCAGCTGACCGGCGGCCTGATGATCAAGACGTCCAACGGCAACGCCATCCAGAACCCGCTGGTCGGCACCGCCAACAAGGCCGCCGCGGACATGATGCGTTACGCTGCAGAATTCGGGATGACGCCCAGTGCCAGAAGCAGGATCTCAGCCGAGGCGACGTCGCAAGGCACCGACCCCGCCGACCGCTTCTTCAGCTGATTAGCGGTGCGAGTAAAATGGGGACTATTTAAGCTCGAGCTGCCTGATCTGGTTCACCAGATTCGCCAATTTGTTCGCGACTTCTCGCGCCTTTCCCTCGTCCAATATGACCCGTCGATCGATGAGAGGGTGCACCAATCCTGCATTGACGTACTGGATCTGGATGGCCCCATCGTCGAGGACAATTACCTCAGTCGTGGCGTGGGCAAGTTCGCTACGGAGCTCCGAGTAGGCCTGAAACTGGTCCATTTTTTCGATGACGCGTTCCGGGTTCTTGAAGCGCTCCGGGCTCTTGCGCGCCAATTCCCTGATTTCGTCCAACCTGTGGCCCAGGAGAAGGAGTGACGATCGGCTCTTGGTGGAAGCGGGTGGCGCAAGGTGGGCAATAGTTTGTGCCGCCCAACGTTCGACCTGGGCGCAGCGTTCGATCAGTTTGCTTCGAAAGACATGGGCGGACTGCAGCGCCTTCTCGCGATCAGTCTGTTCAGGCGGCAGTAAATCTCGAGGCATGTCGTTCATGCCCTCAGTCTAGCGACCAGTTGTTAATCATCAGTGGAGCGCAACCGTCAGAGACAATATCACGCTGGCATGACGCGTTACGCCGCAGAATTCGGGATGACGCCCAGTGCCAGAAGCAGGATCTCAGCCGAGGCGACGTCGCAAGGCACCGACCCCGCCGACCGCTTCTTCAGCTGACCGGACGACCGACTACGCCCGCGCGGTTGTTGCCGGGGAGATCATTGCTGGGCCGCACGTGCGCAATGCCTGTCGCCGACACCTCGACGACCTCAAGCGCTCCGACGGGATCCGGTTCGATCTCGAGGCTGCAAACCACGCCTTCGGGTTCTTCGAGGAGGTGCTGAAGCTTTCCGAAGGCCAGTTCGAGGGCCAGCCCTTCCGGCTGGAACCGAGCCAGGCCTTCATCATCGGCAGCCTGTTCGGGTGGAAACGCGCTGACGGCCGCCGGCGCTTCCGCCGCGCCTACATCGAACAGGGCAAAGGCAACGGCAAGTCGCCGGTCGCAGGCGGGATCGGCCTGTTCGGCATGACAGCGGCTGGGGAAGCCGGCGCCCAGATCTATGCTGCGGCGGCCAAACGGGAACAGGCGGGCATTCTCTTTGCCGACGCGGTGAAGATGGTCCGCCAGTCGCCGGCATTGGCGCGGCGGCTGGAGTTTTCCGGCGGTCCGGGGCGCGAATTCAACATCGCGCATCACGCTTCGGGCTCGTTTTTCCGGCCGGTGTCGCGCGATACCGGCAAGACTGGCTCGGGACCACGGCCCTATTTCGTGCTGGCCGACGAGATCCACGAACTGCCGGACCGCTCGATCATTGAGATGCTGGAACGCGGCTTCAAGTTCCGGCGCGAACCGCTGCTGTTCATGATCACCAACTCGGGCTCAGACCGCAATTCGGTTGCCTGGGAAGAGCATGAGCACGCGGTGAAGGTTGCGGCCGGCAACATCGATGCGCTGACCGACCCGACCTATCTCGGCGAGATACTCGACGACACGACGTTCAGCTACGTCTGCGCCCTCGACGAGGGCGACGACCCGCTGACCGACCCGGGCTGCTGGATCAAAGCGAACCCGCTGCTCGGCGTGACCATTACGGAGGAATATCTCGCCGAGGTCGTGGCGCAGGCCCGGTCGATTCCCGGCCAGCTGAACGGCATCCTGCGGCTGCATTTCTGCGTCTGGACCGACGCCGAGACCGCCTGGATGACCCGGGCAACGCTCGAGCCGCTGCTGGCCGATTTCGAACCGAAGCCCGGCGCCAAGGTCTGGCTCGGGCTCGATCTCAGCCAGAACCGCGACATTACCGCGCTCGCGGCCGTGCAGCGGACTGGCGAGAAGGACGGCAAGCCCTGCTTCGACGCGTGGGTCGAAGCCTGGACGCCGGGCGATACGCTGCAGGCGCGCACCCTGCGCGACAAGCAGCCCTATGATGTCTGGGTACGCCAAGGATTCCTGCAGGCGCCGCAGGGCGAGAACATCAATTTTCGGCACGTGGCCCAGGCCCTGGCCGAATACGATCGGGACTACGACGTCCAGATGGTCGCCTACGACCGCTATGCCTTCCGGCGGCTGGAAGAGGACATTGCAGAACTCGGCCTCGACATGGAGTTCGTCGAGCATCCGCAGGGCGGCACCAAGCGCGGCAAGCCGACCGATGCCATGAAACTGGCCGCCAAAAGCCAGGACCGCGAGCCGCAAGGCCTGTGGATGCCGGGTTCGGTGCGCCAGCTTGAAGAGATGATGCTCGAAGGCAGGATCCGGCTGAAGCGCAACCCGGTGCTGGTCTCGGCCATCATGTCGGCGGTCATCGAGACCGACCGCTGGGACAATTACTGGCTCTCCAAGCAGAGGGCCCTGAACAAGATCGACGCAGCCGTGGCGCTGTGCATGGCAGTAGGAGCGGCGATGTCCAGTGACACCGGCGGCACGATCGACGACTGGCTGAAGAGCCTCGCCGCGTGAAGCTCCTGCAAAAGGCGGTCAGCTACCTGGCCCGCTCGATCGGCCTCACCGACCCGTTCCTCTACCGGGAGATGGGCGCGCGCCCGAGCGCCAGCGGCGAGATCGTCAGCACCACCTCGGTGCTGGGGCTGGCGGCGGCATGGGCCTGTGTCAACCTGCTGGCCGGCACGATCGCCTCGCTGCCGCTGGTTGTTTATCGTACCCGGAACGGCGCACGGACCGTAGCGGACGACCATCCGCTCTACCGGATCCTGCATGACAGCCCCAACGCCGACCAGACCGCGCTCGATTTCTGGGAATTCATCTGTGCCAGCGTCGAGCTGCACGGCAACGCCTATGCCGAGGTGATCCGGGCTGGAAACGGCCGAGTGATTGCGCTCGGCGTGCCGATCAACCCCGAACTGATGGCCGTGCGCCGCCGTGATGACGGTGCGCTGGAGTATGAATGGGTCGACCAGGGCGTCCGCAATGTCGTCGGCCAGGACCGGGTGCTGCATATTCGTGGCTTCGGCGGCAATCCGCTGGGCGGCCTCTCGACACTGAGCGCCGGGCGGCAGACGTTCGGGCTGGCCCAGGCGATCGAGCGGGCCTCGGGCGACACCTTTCGCAACGGGGTGCGCCCGTCGGGCCTGCTGAAGACGGCCGACACGCTGACGATCGACCAGCGCAGGCTGGCCGAGGAACTGCTGCAGGAGAAGTTTGCCGGTGCGATCAATGCCGGACGGCCGATGCTGCTCGATCGCGGCATGGACTGGGTCCAGCTGTCGATCAGCCCGGAAGACGCCCAGATGCTGCAGAGCCGGGCCTTTTCGGTCGAGGAGGTCTGCCGCTTCTTCGGGGTGCCGCCGTTCATGGTCGGCCATACCGAGAAGACCACCAGCTGGGGCACCGGTCTCGAGCAGCAGACGCTGGGGTTTCAGAAGTTCACCCTGCGTCGGCGCCTGAAACGCATCGAACAGGCGCTGGAAAAGCAGCTGCTGTCGGTCGCCGATCGGCTGGCAGGCATCACCATCGAGTTCAACCTGGAAGGCCTGCTGCGCGGCGACAGCGCGGCCCGAGCCTCCTTCTACCAGCAGATGCTGACCAACGGCGTCATGACCATCAACGAGGTACGCAGCCTCGAGAACCTGCCGCCGGTCGAAGGCGGCGATGTGCCCCGCATGCAGATGCAGAACGTCCCCATCACGCAGGCAGGTCTTGCCCCGCCG